AGATTGCCATGTTTGTTCCTTATGTAATCCGGTTGCGAACTGCCGCTTGCCATGCAGCCATGTTGCCGCCGTTGACCAATATCTGCGCCTGAATGCCGCCCATTGATGTTTGGTTGGTAACAGTGCCGACTGTGGTGACGGTTCCGACTGTGGTGACGGTGCCAGATTCGACAACCATTGTTGCTCGCTGGCGTTGCAACGACTTGTCGTAACCCTGCGGAGCGTTTAGGTAGTTCAGCATCCTGGTTAACAGCAAGATCATGCTTTGCTGCGCTTCGGCGTTGGTCACATCCGAGACCGCCAGCGGGTTGATTGCCGTAATGTCAGGCAAGCTCACTGGCAGCGGATTCAATGCCGTCACATCAGGCATTGTTACTGGCAATGGATTGAGCGCCGTAACGTCGGGCAAAGTCACTGGCAGCGGGTTGAGCGCGTCAATGCCTATGTCAACCGGCATCGGGTTTTCGCTTGATACGTCAACTGCTACGCCGTCAGCTCCTACGCCGATTTTGATTCTCTGGTGAAGAACACCAGCAATCTCTTCAGCAGCAACCAGTGCGCCTGTGCCTGGCGTATAGCCTACATTGTTAGCCATTTATTCCTCCGTCTCAATGCGGGTAATGCGGCCTTTTTCGCGCACCACTCTTTTTGGTTTGTTGATCGACTGAATTGCTTTCTCAACATTCTGGGTGGCTTTCTCGGCATTCTGCGTGTTGCTGGTTGCCAGCTGCTCCATCGCACCTCCGATTTTATCTACCGCCTCGGCAATGCCAGACACTGCTGCCTGCATCATTTCGCTGGCCATCACCATGCTGTCGTTGGTCGTTCTCTCTGCGCGTAGCTGCTCAATCTGCGTGTCTGTGGCCTCAACCCGGTTGCGCTTTAGCTGGTTCTCCAGGCGCATGGCCTCAATCTCCAGCATCGTTTTTTCGTCCATTCGTGGCATTTGTTGTTGCGCCGGCTGCTGCTGTTGACCGCCATCCATTTCGGAAACCTTCGCAAATGTCTCCAATGTTTGCGCGTTCTTCAACTCGGCGCTGGCAATGGTCTCTACTGTGTCGGCCCTGGCCTTGGCTGCTTTGGCGCTTGCTTCCTCTGCCGCGGCTTGCAGATACATCGTATTCGGGTCTTGCGGCTGGCCCTGCATCTCTGCCATCATTTCCTCAGCCTCGGAATCAGTTGGCTTGACTACGCCCATTCGCAGCAGCTTCTTGCGGAAGTAAGCATTAGTGTCGCTCAAGCCTTCGCCTTCCATGTTCATCATGGCCATTGCCGTAATGACCTGCTGCGTTTCTGGGTCTTGGGTAAGCTGGAGCATTCCTGTCAGCGCTCGGACCGTGGCCGCGCGTTTGCTGCTCGATGACGGTCCAACTTCTGCCACTACGTCAAAGGTGGCTTCGCTCAAGTCATTAGCCATTTTCATCGCGCCGGTTTCCTGGTCGATCATTGGCTGCATCAGTTCCACCGTGCCGGCCTCACCAGTTGACGCAATGGTCTTCATCTTGCGCTTGTCTTCGGTGTAAACCTCTCGCGCCATTGATAGCCAGATCTCGCCGCAGCGCTTCATGCCCTTGCTGAAATTCGACATGTAAATAAAGGTTTGCATATCTACGCGAGTCTGGATCATCTCAACCGCTTTGCCAGACATTCCCGACACCATCTTGTCAGCGCCCTGCGGGTTGCCAAGAATGTCCTGCATATCCTGCTCTGTGATCTGAAGCAGCGCGGCCATTGCTGGCGGAATTGCGGCTGATCGGGTGTAGGCAACCGGCCCACTGATTGTTTGCGCTCCATCTGCGCCTGTAATCGGGTTGACCAGCAGATAAGGGTAGTCCCGCAGATTGTCTTCTGCCCACATCACTTGATGGCCGGCAACCTGTTCGGGGGTCATGATGGGCTTCTCAATGCTGGACAGTGCCGAGATTTCACCCAGCTTGGACAGCTGCATATTCTTCAACCGCTGTGCATCTTTAGCCAATCTGACTGCACCCATGCAGCGCTCAACGTTATCCACAAACCAGCGCTTGCCATACACCACGACGATGGGAATGCACTTGCCAGCAATGTAGCCAGCGTCCTCCAGCACCTTGCCGCCGCTCATGATGTATTTGCGAACGCGCATCCGCTTGACGCGCTTTTGACGCACCTCACGGCTACCAATTGCCATCAGGGTTTCTTCCAGGGTCTCGTCGTCCGCAAAATCGGTCTGGCTGTAGCGTTCTTCCGTGCCATCAATGGCCTCAAAGATGCGGATGGTCTCAGCCTTTTCTTCGATCTTGTAATACTCAGCGACGAAAACGATATCAGGCGTTGCCCAGTCAAACTCGTACTGATGGATGATTTTCGGCCAGTCTGTAGGGTCGTCGTTGTAGATTTCCTTGTAGCTGTCACGGGTCATTGATGTGACCACAAAGCAAAACTTGGCGTCTGACTTGTCCTGGCGCTTGGCGTTCAGATCAAAGAAAACACTGCTATCGGCATCGTAGATTGGCTCAATTCGGATGCGCTGCTTGTCGTTCTCGTCATCTTCCTCGTCTTCGTAGACCGTCCGCAGGCGCCATGCCCCAATGCCACCGCCCACAGCTTCCTCAAAAGCATTGTCGTATGCCTCGTCAGCCACGGATGCCTGCTCATCGGCACGGTACAGGCCATCGCAAACTTCGGCCAGCTTGTCGTTTTCAGAACCGTCTTTGCTTACATAGTCAACTGTAATTCTGTTGTTACGGTACTCGTTGACGATCCGAATGACCGCCAGCATGATCTTGTTTACTTCGAATTTGGGCTTGTTTTCGTACTGGTCGTAAAGCGGCCCTTCCCACTGAGCGCCACATAAGCTGTAGAAACGCCGGTCTTGCAGGCATTGCAGGCGCTCGTCGCGCAGCGCAGTCTGGATGTCGTTAAACTGCCTCAACGCTTCAGCGTGCAGATTGGCAAGGCGTTGATCTTCGGAAATTCTGGCCATGTTTATCCTTGGTTGTCCGATTTTCTACCATTTGTGCATAGTCGGCAATGGCACGAAAGTCTGCGGCTTGACAACAATTGCCCGTCTGATTCCCTCGCAAGCATAACGCAGGGCATCAATAACGTGATTCTTCTTGTCTTCCAGTATCGGCAGGATTTTAGCCGTCAGCGGGTCTTGCTTGTATGAATAAAGGCTGAGTTCGTCAATAGTATGCGTGCAGCGCGGGTGAACAACAATGTCGTAACCCTTTAGAAACTCCACGCCTTCCTCCACCGATTTAGCGCCTTTTACTGCCGTCATGATCTTTGGAAAGCCATTCTTCCGCATATGGCTGATTGTCTCGGGCCTGGCTGAATCTGCGACGATTGGCCATTTCTCGGCCTCTGGAACCTGCATAAACAGCTCTGGCGTGTTGACGATCTCGCAGCCAACCATGTAGGCCTCGTGATCAATATAGAGCGTGCGGCCAATGATGTGGCATCGCACCAGGACCGTCGGGTCAATCGCAAAGCCCCAGTCAGCGCCCAGCCGGTGGATTGCGTCAGGTGGTGCATCAAACTCGTCAATCTTCCAGTTCTTAAACACTCGTGCGCTGCTGTTGGTCAGGTAGCTGCCTTGCCAAACGTGCTGATACTTGTCAGGATCGCGCCGCTTGTCGTACTCCATTTCGTCTCTGAGTACCTGCGGAAACCAAGGGTTATCGCTAAAGTTGACCTTGATGACGGTTGCATCTTTGGGCGGTGTCGGGCCACGCAGTAAGAAATCTACCGGGTCGCTGATCTGCCTCGGGTTCCAGGTAAACCACAGTTCACTGTCAGGCTTACGGATTGTCGGACGCAGCAGGTCAAGGCTGGTTTGGGACAGGCTCTGTGCCTCCTCAACCCACGCACAGTCATATCCTTCGAGACTTTTTATGGAGTCGGCGGTGTGATTCTGCATCCCCTGGAAAATAATCGCACCATCGGCCTGCTTGGCCTTAATGACGGCATCCTGCACTTCAAAGTAAGCGCCGGCGTTCATGTCCTGAATCTTGGTCTCCAGCAGCCGCTTGACGGACTGGTTCAGCGATTTCTGAATCTCACGCACGCAGACGCTTCGCCGCTTCTGGTCAATGATGTGCGCTTCGATCATAAGTTCCGCGAACATATGGCTTTTGCCAGATCCACGACCGCCCCATGCGCCTTTATATCGGCTGGCGTCCAGCAGTGGCAATGCCCACTCAGGCGTTTGGAGTTGCAGGGTTGTCAAGATTTGACCACTATGCGCTCGATACGCTGAACCAACGGGTTTGCCGGGTCGCCAGACACTTCCAGCTTTTCGCCGTATTTCCTTGGGGCCAGCTTGGACAGTAGCCATTTGCGCGTGTCCACCTGCAATTTATGCTTCTGGATTGCTTGCCAATCTTTTCTGCCGTCGCCAGTCTCAGGCACTTCTTTGTCGCTCAAATCAAGAACTTCCTGGGCCATGCGTTCCAGCAAATCTTCTCGCGCACGCGCATAACTGTCGGAAAGTTCAGCATCTTCTCCAACCCATCCGATAAAAGTTGAATGACTCACGCCGGCCGCTTCGCATGACTTGAACGTGCTTTTGCCGCCTCTCATGCCTTCCAGCACCTTGGCGCAAATCTCTTGTTTGTTGTCGCTGTATTTGGATTTACGCATTGCTTTTCTTGAAAAATGGCCAAAAACACCAGAGCAGCAGGAGCCAAGGCACACCAAACAGACCCAGCATAATCAGACCAGTCACGAATCTGTCGGTCATCATTGCAATGCCGCCCAACAAGATCAATGCGCCAAGCACCGCATAAAGCCTCACAATAATTGTTCTGATCACTGCAATGCGCTCATGGTTCGCTGGTGTGCTTTCTGCCACATTTCCTGCCTTTCGCGTTTAGTTAGTTTAACACCTTGGTCTATTTCCCAATGGCATTTCAGGCATAGCGCGGCCACCAGGTTGTCATCAGCTTTTATTCCCCTGCCCTTACCGCCGCCCTGAATTACTTGGATAAGTTCCGTTATCGGAATTCCGACATCGGAAGAAAGTTCTTGGATAAACGCTTTTGTGCTGCCTGCACCATTTCCCCGCTGCCGCAATGCTGGCAATCCAGCTGAGCCACCCGTTTCAGCAAGGCTTTGTCGCGCACATAGACGTGTTTAGGAAACATCAATACCCTTGTCTGCTGACCAGGCCAGCAAGAATTCTATGAACTCGCTGCTTTCGCTGGTGGTAAATTTGTGGCTTTGCAGGCCAAGCTGGACGATTCTTTCGCCATCCAGACTCGGGCAGACTTTGCCAATCTTGCGGTTTGTGTCGTGTGCCCACTGGTCAATCAAGAGCCGTTTCCAGTCGTCTGCTGTCCAGGTGCTGCCAGCCGTGGCCATTTGCTTGGCTATTTTGTCGATCATGCTGTGAAACATTGCGTTTTGTTCCACGCTGCGTTTGCTCTGCTTGATCTCAATCGTCATCCGGTGGCCTGCCATCAGCATGGATTTCAGCATCGGCCAGACAACGGTCATCATTTCTTTGTGCGCCTGGACGGGTTCCCAGCAAGTGACTTTCATTCTTTTTCCCACCTAAATTTTGATTGACCTACAACTTCCTGCCACTCTCTGCCGGGTCGGTTCTGCCATCCTTGATCAGTTCTACCTTTTAATTCTGCAATAACTTTCCACCCTGCGCCTTTTAATGACGCGCCAGATTCTGATTGCAAAGTGTAAGTAACCATTTTTTGCCAACCCAATTCTTTAGCAGCATTCCAGCATCTTGCATACAAAAAAGAACAGCAACCTTTTGGCGCATCATCAACTACGCAACATCGTATTACTTCAACAGTTTGTCCGTCATCTAATGACCTAGACACGGGCCTTGAAACAATTGCAACACCTTTGCATTGCTCACCATCAGAAACCCCAACAGCAAAAAGTCCTCCAACTGGCGGCTTGTTGTGCCTATGAAAATTTCGGACAAACTCAATTGCTTCTGTAAGTTTTACAGGAATTGCAATAAGTTTCATTCTTTTTCCTTAATCAGTACATCCACGCCAGCAGTCTCGGCATACACCTTTGTTGTGTGAATCTCCACCACTTGCGAGTCATCGCCATA